AAAAAGCACTTAGCTAAATGTCAACCACTTGTCTCGTGTGTGATTTAAGCAGTATATACCTATGAGTGCTCCTAGATAGAAATAATATAGAAAAGCAATATTACCCAAGCTCAAATATTCTCGAGCGTGTAAAAACCAATAAAAATACCCTATGCGTGATATATAGAATATGAACCAACTAAATTCTCCATTTAATAAAGCGCATGCATTTGTAAATACTCCACAAGTACATACTTCAGATAATAGCCAGATGTCAAATAGTAATAATAAGTCGCTATCATCAAACGATTCACAAAACTCTAAGCAAAATTCACAAATGAGTGACCAGCAATCCAAGAACAAAGCGCAAGATACACATGTAGATAGTAAGCAAGCAAATTTAAATGATAAGCAAGCTCAAAATCAAGCTGCACCACCAGAAGATACGTCAAGTTTCAGCCTTACAGACTATTTCAAACAGAAAGCACGAGATAGAATGATGAATCAAGTTTCAAGTAGTGCACAAGACACTCCTAACACAGCCGAACAACCTGCAGATAATTCACCTAGTCCTAGTAAACCAAAGAAGAGTCCTAAAGATCCAATGAAGCCGACGAGCTTAATGCCGCCTCCAGTAAAGATGAAACCACCCAATACATCGTTTACATCTTTTAAAACTCCTAAACTAAATATACCTAAATTTAGATAAGAAGCGCGAACACGTCGCTCTTACTCCCCACTAGCCCTCCAAGTCTTTGAGAAAAAAAGTTCAGTATAAATGAAACTTTTCTGAGACCTAGCAGTATAACTTAAGTCTTTAAGTCCAAGGGTAAAACCCCGACGACAGTGCACACCCCTCACTAAGCCGTCACATGACTCCAAGGTCTCAAAGATGACCTTCTCTATTCCCTTTAATAACCCAAAAAAAGAGCCACACTATGACACTAAGTCGTCGGAGGTGCGGCGGCAGTTTAAGGACTTAGAGGTCTTAAACTAATAAAACACTCTTAATCAACGTTACTATCTACTAGGAGACAAGAAGGGCTTGGGAGAGTTGGACGCTTTTAGTATCGTTGACGGTGGGTGACGAGCGCACATTCACGTTATTGCCTCTATTAAAAGTGGACTATATTGAGTATGACACATTTGAGGGCTCAGAGACTCGGAGAGCGGCCCCACTACCTACCGGTACAGGGGACCTGATACTATATTAGAGTAAATTGCGATGGATTGATATTTGGATTAGAGTATTTTGAAGAAACATAAAATTGAAAAAATACGTTTTTTTAAAAGTCAATTCCAAATTTTCCCCTGACTTAGAGGGAGTATAGAGAGGCGGCGATGACTATTTAGAAAAATTTCCTAACTCAAAAAATTTCCAAGACTAAGAAGTCCTAGGAGGAATTAGAGGAATCTGAGATATATAAGGTATATGAAACAACTAAACCACTTAATTCTAATGCTAGGAATCTTTCTTCTAGCCTCTTGTAGCACACAATTTCGATTGATGGGTTACGATCAAAATAACGATGTTTCGGCGCACAATGTGTCGACGTCGATGCAACACTTCGGAGATGTTAAAATAGACACGCTATCCGAATTTCAATTTAGAAATAAACTAAGAACAGATCTAAGCTTCAGATTAGACTTTGCGCAATACGCATTGAGTCAACCGAGGTCATTTGATTGGAATAATAGATTACTAGGAAGACAATACGATTCTAGATGGAATAATTATTATTGGAGCTGGAATAGAGATCAGATGTGGAATGATTGGGCTTGGGGTTATACAGGCTGGAATTCTTGGGGTTCTCCTCATAGATGGTCACCATTTGGATATGATAGATGGGGATATGGAATCTACTATGGTTGGAATAATCATGGCTGGGGATATGGAAACCATTATGGATGGTATGGTTCACACTTTAATAATTATTATGGAGGATGGCCGTATTATGGTAATAACGTCTATGGAATCCCAGGTTGGAGAAGTGGCAGAACAAATACAGTGCATATTAATGGCAGACGTTCAAGTATTAGAACTGAAGTAAATAATGGAAGAAGAACTAGAAGTACGACTACTAGAAGAAGCACTAATAATACTAGGAACAATGAGGTTATCATCAATAATAGTCCGAATAGAAATAATAACACACGAGTAAGAGTTTATCAGAGACCCGAGAACAACTCTAATAATACAAACACTAGGCCAAGAATTATTAGAGAAAAACCGCCAGTGAGAAATAATCGCCCAACGTTTAACAATAATTCTCGTCCATCTAATAATAATAGACCTGTGATTAATAATTCTCGTCCATCTAATACAAGATCTTCGACACCTGTTCGTTCAAGCTCTCCTCCTTCAAGAAAAAAGGGTAATTGAAACAATTAAGATTATTAGAGTATAATATTAAAGGATTAACTTAAACTTTTAATATGAATAACGTCTTATCAAAAATGATATACTGTGCACTAATCGTTAGTGTCATTGCAGCTATCTTTGCAATTCCAGCTGTATTAATAGCTCTCGTATCTTCATTCATTGCATGGATATCAGGATGGTCGTTTGGATGGATCTTTTCAATAGGAATTACTGTTAATTTTTTAGTAGCTGCACATATACTAGACGATTTGTATACACAAATGCAGAATTTTAAAATAGATCTAGATTTTAAAGATGAAGAAGACGAAGACCTATTATAATAACTTAATATTATGATAAGATTAATACAAACTAAAATGGCTAAGAAAACAACACATTGGAAAACCAAAGACGTAAATGGTATGAGAATGATGATATGTCAAAACTCAAAACCAACTATGAGTAAATATTCTGAATTTGCACCAGAGAACGGAGAATGCGACGAATGGTCCGAGGTTGGCACAGATACAACAGCTTCTTTATGTTGGAGATGTACTGGAAGATCAGTAAATAATATTAGATTAAAATAATAAGATATTTTAAGATTCTAAAATTATGATAATATGATATTTTGATATTATCATTTTATTCTACTAATTTATTAAAATATTACATTTCACCCAAATAACATTGATATATAAACCATAAGTTTTATATTTAAACTTGAACGAATAGCTATACAGAAATAATTTATTTTAAGACCAATTCTAACGAATTGGTCTTTTTTTATCTAAACTTTTAGGAATATCTTAGTATAATATTAAAGTATTCACATAATCAAAACACATAATGAGTAACAATAGAAAATCTGAAGATGCTTGGCAGATTCTAAGAATTCAGGGAGAATTCACAAAGGGGTTTGATACGTTTAATGAATTAGGTCCTTGTGTTTCTGTATTTGGAAGCGCTAGAACATTATCAACAAATCCAATGTATAAAGAAGCTGAGAAAATTGGAAAGCTTCTCGTTGAAGCAGGGTTTGGTGTAATCACAGGAGGTGGTCCTGGAATTATGGAAGCTGCAAATAAAGGAGCACATGAAGCATTAGGTAAAAGTATAGGTGTTGGAATTGAATTGCCTTTTGAAGCTAGCATGAATGATTATGTGGATTTAGGTGTTGAGAATAGATATTTCTTTACACGAAAAGTAATGTTCCTTAAATATTCACAGGCATTTGTTATTTGCCCAGGAGGTGTTGGAACCTTAGATGAGTTATTCGAAGCCATAACACTTGCACAATGCGGACATAATGTAAAATATCCTATTGTTCTTGTAGGTAGAGATTATTGGGAAGGTCTCGTAGATTGGATGCAAAATACTTTATGGAAACATGGTGCAATATGTCAAAAAGATTTTGATTTATTTAGAGTAGTTGATACTGCAGAAGAAGCAGTGTCTAAAATTACAGAGTATCATAATAAGTTTTCTAAGAATACCGACTCCACCAATTTCTAATAAATATAATAGATGAAGTTCAGAAGACTTGCTGATAAGTCGCAAATTGATTTAGCGACATATCTGAAACAATACATAAAAAGAAATTCCAATAATTCAATTCGAATTTACGTAGGATGTGATTCACATGTAAAGGGTGAGTTTACAACATACGTAAGCACGGTTGTAATTCATGTTGGAAATACTGGATGCCATGTTCTTTATAAGAAGGAAAAGGTAGAACCTATTCGAGATATGTGGAGAAAGTTATGGGGAGAAGTTGAAAGATCCGTCGAAGTTACACAATATCTTCGGGATAATGGGATAAATATACATACAATTGATTTAGACCTCAACCACCAAGAACAACACGCTTCTAATAAAGTAGTTAACGCTGCGATAGGTTATGTTAAGTCTCTTGGAATTAAAGTAAGAATAAAGCCAGATATCTTACCTGCAATAGCAGCCGCAGATAATCTGTCAAAATAAACAATTCCTAAAAACGGAGTAAAATAAGTATAACAATTAAATTCTACAATGGCAGAACAATTTGAAAATCCAGGAAAAGGCGGTAAAAGAAAAACACCTTACGTTGATGAGTATGGAGAAGACCTAACAGCTGAAGCTGCAAAAGGAAATCTAGATCCTATTATCGGAAGGGAAAAAGAAGTGTATAGAATTTGCCAAATCCTATCGAGAAGAAAGAAGAATAATCCTATTATTTTAGGAGATCCTGGTGTAGGTAAGACTGCGTTAGTAGAGGCGATTGCACAAAGAATCGTAGATAAGAAAGTAGCAAGAACTCTTTTAAAGAAAAGAATAGTTTCTATCAATATTTCTAATATCGTAGCAGGTACAAAATATAGAGGTGAGTTTGAAGAAAGAATGAAACTTATCGTTGAGGAATTAAAGAATAACAAAGACATCATTGTTTTTATCGATGAATTACATACAATCGTTGGAGCAGGTGGTGTTAGTGGATCTTTAGACGCTTCAAATATATTAAAACCTGCATTAGCGAGAGGACAAGTACAATGTATTGGTGCAACTACTTTAGATGAATATAGAGAAAATATTGAAGATGATGGTGCACTTACTAGAAGATTCCAAGAAGTATTTATAGATCCACCTAGCGAGGAAGATACTATCGAAATCTTACAAAGAATTAAAGGAAACTATGAAGATTATCATGCAGTTGAATATACTGATGATGCACTAGAAGCATGTGTCTCTCTTTCTACAAGGTATATTACAAGTAGAGAACTTCCTGATAAGGCTATTGATTTAATGGATGAATCAGGTGCAAAAGTTCACTTAAGCGAAATCAAAGTACCTGTGCATATTAAAAGAGCGGAGACTGAGGTAGAAGCTTTAACACTTGACAAATTAAAGGCAGTTGAAGAACAAGACTATGAAAAAGCTGCTCACTTTAGAGATAAAGAAATTCAATCTAAGAATTTAATTGAAAAGAAAATATCTGCATGGGAAAAGTCACTAAGAGATAAAAAGAAAAAAGTAACAGCCGAAGATATTGCTGAAACTATTTCACAAGCAACAGGAATTCCTGTAACAAGAATGACAGGTGATGAAAGTAAAATAATCCTAGCAATGGAAACAGAGCTTAAGAAAATGATTATTGGACAAGATCAAGCAGTAGACGCACTCTCTAAGGTAATTAAAAGATCAAGAACTGGTGTATCATCTGCTAAAAAACCTATAGGTTCTTTTATGTTCTTAGGACCAACTGGTGTTGGTAAAACAGAAACAGTAAAGGCGATTACTAATTATTACTTTGGATCAGAAGATCATTTAATTAGAATTGATATGAGCGAATACATGGAAAAGTTTGCAGTATCAAGATTAATTGGTTCTCCTCCTGGATATGTTGGTCATGAAGATGGCGGTCAATTAACAGAACAGGTTAGAAGAAGACCTTATTCGGTTGTACTTTTCGATGAAATTGAAAAAGCACACCCTGATGTATTCAATACTTTACTACAAGTATTAGACGAAGGAAGATTAACAGATTCATTAGGAAGAACAGTTGACTTTACGAATACGATTATCATTATGACATCTAATGTCGGTGCTAAAAAAGTAAGTGAGTTCGGAACGGGTATTGGATTTGAAACTAAGAAATCTTCAATCGCTGGAAGAAAAGCACACACTGAAGCTATCATCGCAAAGGAACTTAAAAATAAGTTTGCACCGGAATTTTTAAATAGATTAGATGATGTAGTATTATTCGACCAATTAAAGCATGAAGATATTCTTCAAATTGTTGATATTGAAGTTAGACACCTGGTAATTAGAATGTTTGATCAGAAATATAATATTAAAGTTACTAAGCAAGCAAAGGAATTCTTAGCAGAAAAAGGATATGATCCTGATTATGGTGCAAGACCCTTGAAGAGAGCGGTTCAAACTTACATTGAAGATCTTTTAGCGGATGCTATTATTAAAGGAGAAATAGTTAGAGGAGACGAGGTGTACACAATCAATCATACGAAGAAAGAAGATAAACTTTCTATTAAAAAGTAGTATAATAATAAACTAATAACTTATTAAATGAATTTTTCAAGTCAATTCTCAAAAACAATTACAAACATAGACGATATAGGAAGTGTATCACAACCACGTGATATGAAAGTAAAGGAATTAGCCCTTACAACTTTACCTATAGATCCTTACATGCCTATTGCTAATTTTGAAAATAGAAAATTCAACTGGAAATACTTTGCAGGTGAATTAACATGGTATCTACGAAAAGATAACGATGTAGATTATATAGGTCAATTTTCAGGATTCTGGTCTACATTAACTAATCCTAATTCAAATGAAATTAACTCAAACTACGGTTCACTATTATTTAATGAACAATTAGAATGGGTTGTAGATTCATTAAAAGCGGATCAAAACACGAGACAGGCGATAGCATTTCTTAATCAACCCAAATTTCAGTTTGAAGGTAATAAAGATTTTGTATGTACTATGTACTTAAATTTCTTTATTAGAAATAATCAATTGAATATGAAAGTTCAAATGAGATCTAATGATGTGTTCTATGGATTAACGTTTGACGCACCTTTCTTTGCATTCGTTCACCAACATGTTCATCTATGGTTAAAAGACACATACCCTGAACTAGACCTAGGAGTATATTACCATTGTGCAGATAACTCTCATTTCTACGAAAGACACTTCGAATTAGCAGCTAAAATTCAACAAGAAATTATAGAAGATTCTACACAATACGCAATGATAATAGATCAACCATTCTTTACCATTGAAGCGGGTAAGATGCTATTAACAGATCATGGATTATCCTTTATAGAAAAAGTAAACGAGACTATAGAAACTGAAAAACCTACACAGAAAGAATTCAGACAAATTCTAGAATCATTCGCAGGTATTATTAATGAAGAAGAACTCATAGGAAAGGATGGAATACCCGAAATTCAGGATTAACACTAGGACGATGGAACTGGGTTCCTTGGAAGATGGCATAGATGACATTGTCGGTTTTCATTTAAATATCGTACAACACATAGAAGATACTATTGATGGAATATCAATGAAAGGAAATATACTATGTAAATTGATAGATGAACAAGGAAATGAGTATGAATCCCTCTTGGATGAAGATAGATATAATAAGTCTTTGCAAAAATCTCTAGAATTTTTTAAAGAAAGAGAAAATTACGAAAAATGTAAACACATCACAGACTTGCTAAATAGAATATAAATTCAATAATGAAGTACGGGCTTGAAGGATTTAATAGAGTCGCTAGAACCACATCAAAATGGTTCTCTCGACTCTTACGAGTATTCGAGAGACAGAAAAGAATTGAATGGACTAAGTATATTGACGACACCGTAGTTATTCATCTAGCATACAGGAAAGATAGATTAAAAATAGCAGAGAAGAGAGCATCTTCCCAAAAACTAAAGGGACGTAAAACATTACTAGATCATTTAAGATTCTTTGACGCAATAGAAGGAAAAAGAATAAAGTGGTTTTCTAAAAAAATACACATTAACAAATATCCATTTTCATTTCACTGGGAAATAGATCCTTCTCCCGGAATGAAAAATAAATTAAAAAGAAATAATAAGATATTATGTTCTTCTGCTGAAACTGGAATCGCATTTTCACACTATAGAATTTGGAAAGAAATTGTAGAGAATAAAACACCAGTCACCCTCATAATGGAAGATGACTTTGAATTTTGTCATAAATTTCAAGATAAAATAGAAAGCATATTTGAAAAAGAACTTCCTAATGATTGGGATTTATTGTATCTTTCTAGTTTGCCAAATCAATTTGGATTTACATGGGATCCTCATTCCCAAAATCTATCACGGTTATATAATGGAGTATGGTGGTTATCTGGTTATGTATTAACATACGAAGGAGCTAAGAAATTATTAGAAGGTTTGCCTATTGTCGGCCCAGTTGACGTATGGATTAATTATCAATTCAAAAACATGCAAGTGTATATGACTAATCATAATCTAATAACACAAGGAGATGATACCGAATCTGATAATACTTATTCTTATGTTGAAACATTTAAGGATAACTTAATATAATATTAAAATAATACACACAAAGAATTATATGAATTACGGAAAAGAATTTGAAAAGTATGCGATGAGTGATCATAATGTTTCATCATCTAAATTAAATTACTATGAGAAGCAGATTGAAAACTCGTTAACTCCATATATCTTAGAAGAAAGAGAGTTAAGAGCTACTCAGATGGATATCTTTTCTAGATTAATGATGGATAGGTTATTATGGGTTGCAGGACCTGTTAATGATAATATGTCTACGATTGTTCAAGCACAGTTGATGTTTTTAGACTCAGTTGGAGGAACAGATATTACGATGCATATTGATTCTCCAGGTGGAAGTGTTAAAAGTGGACTTTCAATGGTTGATGTTATGGATTACATTAAGTCAGATATTAAAACAGTAAATACTGGTATGGCTGCATCAATGGGTTCTGTTTTATTAGGAGCAGGAACTAAGGGAAAAAGATCTTCACTTAGACATTCTACTACAATGTTACACCAATCCTCTGGTGGATTTAATGGTAATATTCAAGATGCTGAAATAGATTGGAAAGAATGGCAAAAAGTAAATAAAGAATTATTTAATCTTTTAGGAGAATATTGTGGAAAACCAGCTGACGAAGTAATGAAAGATGCGACTAGAGACTTTTGGTTAAATGCAAAAGAAGCTAAAGCTTATGGTATTATTGACGAAATCATCGGGAAATCTTAATATATAAATTATATGAAAATTCATATTTACGTAAAAACGCAAGATTTAGACTCTCTTAATAAGATATTAAGTGATCCTTTTTCGGAGACGACGAAAGAGTTTGAATTTTTAAATACACCGGCAAAAGACTTCACCATGATCTCTTTAACCTATGACGAATGGATTAGGTTACAGGATATGGATGCACTAATTACAATACTATCATTATGAGAAACAGAGACATTGAAAGAGAATTATTTATTGAGCTAATCAATCATCAATTAAAAGATCATGGGGTAACCTATGATGATGTTAAGGACAATCCACAATGGTATATGGAATATAAAACTACTCAAGAAAAAGAGCAAAAGTTTATAAAGCATATTACAGAAACTGTTGTTAACACATTAGGATTAGACATCAAACAAGCTGAGAAAGAAGCACAGTGGTTTATTCTACAATGGGGATTAGCAGTTATTCCAACCGAACAAACTCCACCTAAAAAAGCTTCTAAAAAGAAGACATCTTCTAAAAAATAAAATACACGCGTGGAATTTTAGATAAATATTCCATGAATGTATTAGATCCAAATTGGCTCACTATCGAGCCTCATGATTTTGAATTAAAATACTATAAACTCTTAGCAGCTGAGAACACTTTTAATAAGATTCTCAAAGATGGAGGCTTAATATCCATACTCGATGAAGTAGAAGATCATCTACTTGAAATGTATAAAATTAAGCACAGGAAGGAGGAGATAGACGTTAATTTAAGAGTTCTCAAGGGAATCAACCTTGACACAATGTCTTTAGAATATGAATATCCAGAAGGAGATAAACATATAGAAGACATGTATAAGCTTTGTGATAAAGCTATAGATATATTAGAAGATATACATAAAAATGTAAGGGTAGTATTTAGATTAGTCGAGAAGGCTATTAACATTACAGAAATTCCAGATATTAAAAGAACTAAAAAACTAGGATATGCTTTAGTGAAAACTCCTGAAGATATCATGCAAATATATTCTTTTAAAGTTCCTTCTTTATTGACAGAAAACTGGAAAGATTTAAATCTAAAATATGAAGGAGAAACAGTGTATGATATAAGAGCAATTTCTCTTTTTATTACAAAGGTACAAGATGAAAGTTCTGATTATAGGTTTTTTAGATGCAGTGTTAATTCAGAATTCGATATGAATGAAAGGGTATTGCCAGTATTAAAATTTAAGCTTTACAATCATTTAAGAGCAAATTAATCAAGATATATAGTTTATAAAAACAAAATAGTTTAAAAATGCCACAGGTTACGCAAGAAGATATTATTGGATATATTGATAACACAATAGATGTTATACAGGGAGACTCACAAGTCTACACAGTAAAACTATATAGAGATAGGGTAGGTGGAAATCTTAATACATCACTATATTCTACATTTACTATGAATTTATTAGATGAATCGTCTGATTTAATCGCACAATATTCAATGCCTAGAGTATACGGAGTTTCAGGAGATCTTATATTAGTAAATGACGATCCAACTACACAGGCTGTTTTTCAATTTGAATTATCAAAACTACAAACATTAAATCTTCCTGCTGGAAAAATATACGTAAACATAGTAGTGACTAATTCTAGAATAGAACCTACTAAGGTTTATTCTTTACCTAACATGGAAATTGGATCTATTTTATTTAATGAAAACAGACACGATCCTTCTCTGTATAAATCTACTCAAAGAAGTTCGGGAATAGGTGTATCTTCGTCCATGGATCCATATTATAAAGTTCAACATATCGATGGTTCAGTTCCTATTGGACAAGGAAGCTTATCTTTAGATTCAGGATCCCCTGGTCTAGTAACTAAAATGACATTTATGAATAGTGACTACGATGGAATTAGAGTAAGTGTTTTAGAAAACTTTTTAATTAACAGAATAGATAAAGATGGAATTGAAGGTACGATTACATTAATAAACAGAAGCGATACCGCTCAATATTCTATTTTTAATGTAGTAGACTGGTACAGAATCAACTGTTCTTCTGGAGAATGTATTGACGACATCGATGATGCAATACAGGTTATAGTATCTCACGAAATGTCGACTGAAGGACCTGGTGTATATAAAAATAATTGGCTAGTTACGGACGAAGTTTCATTTAAACTAGATGTATATGGTTCAGCATTATCTTCAACTGATCTAGGTAAGAAATCTAGCACAGTACTAGATAAAGAATTAATTCCAAATAATACATCTGGAAATGTATCTAGAACTGGAATCATATTATCGGTTACACCGCAAGATGGCCAATACATTGACGTTGAAATTAATGGTATTTCTATTTCATTAGGAGACGGAACTAAAAACCTAGATGGTTACTTTTCATCAGATGGAGGAACTACTGCTAGAACATTCCAAGATATCCGAGTAGGTGATGAATTAATCTTTAACTCGATAGTCGCGGGATATGAGCTCACTGATGAAGATAGAGTCTCTTTATTCTACGAATCTTATTCTTAATAATATATTATCTTAGTATTATAAGAAAAACGTAAAAACGTAAATACGTAAAATTTAATTAATTTTATTAAGATATTATATACTTTTTTACCCCCCACGAATAAACGTATTAATATATAATCCAATCCTACAATAATGTAGGGTGTGCAAAAAATAATTATATAAATAATATGGCACAAATTCGTTCAAAACAAATTTCTGACTTTCTAAGTTCAATCACATGGGCAAATGTTGTATCGTCTGACAATGTAAAAATTGCAAACGTATGGGACATCAAACAAGGATTTGATACAGTAGACGCATCAGTAAACTCTTTAGAGACTTTCATCGCAGGTGAAGTATCTTCTTTAGAAGCTGTTGATACTGCTTTATCGGCTGAGATCGTAACAGAAAAAGAAAGAGTAGATGCAATCTTAGATTCTGCAGAAGCAGACAAAGATTCATTCGCTGAAATCGTTTCTTTAATCAACGCAGTTGATACTGAAAATGACAATGCATTCGCTTCATTCGTACTAAGAACAGATAAGTCAATCGATTCATTAGAATTAGTTGATGCTGATCTTCAGAGACAAATCACAAGCAATGACTCTGACATTCTTGGTTTAGAAGGTGACATCACTTCATTAGACACTAGAGTATTAGGTGTTGAAGGTGACTTAGCTTCTGAAATCGAAAGAGCAACTGGTAGAGAAAATGCTATTGAAGCTGCTTTAAACGCAGAGATCGCTGCAACTAACGCTGATTTTATCAATGTTAACGCATCTATCGATTCATTAGAAGTTGTTGACAATGGTTTTGCTGGTAACATCACTTCATTAGACACTAGAGTATCTGGTGTTGAAGGTGACTTACAAGCTGAAATCGACAGAGCAACTGCAATGGAAGGTAAGATATCTGCAGAATTATCTGCTGAGATCGCTGAAACTGCTGCTGAGCAAGCTGTTCAAAACGCATCTATTGATTCTTTAGAAGCTGCTGACGCTGGTTTATCATCTTCTATCGAAGAGGAAGCAAGATTAAGAGCTGCTGCTGATTTAGCATTAGGTTCTAGAATCGACGCTAACGATTTAGACAACGCTAACTTAACATTATCTGTAAACTCTTTAGAGGTTGTTGATGGTGAATTAGCATCTGACATCGCTACAGAAAAAGGTAGAATCGATGCAATCTTAGAAGCTTCAACTGCTGACAAAGATTCATTCGCTGAAATCGTTTCTTTAATCAACTCTGTTGATACTGAAAATGATGATGCTTTTGCTGCATTCGTAGTAAGAACTGACGCATCTGTTGATTCTTTAGAAGTTGCTTTAGCTGCTGAAATCGCTTCAACTAACGCTGAGCAAATCGCACAAGACAGATCTATCGATTCTTTAGAAGCTGTTGATAACAATCTAGCGATTGCTATCGAGCAAGAAAAAGAAGATAGAGCTGGTGAAGACGCTAAGTTAAAAGCACAGATCGACGCTAACGACGCTGACAACTTATTATTAACTGCTTCAGTTAATTCTTTAGAGGTTGTTGACGGTGAATTAGCTGGTGACATCACTTCAATCGACACTAGAGTATTAGGTGTTGAAGGTGACTTAGCTGCTGAAATCACAAGAGCTGGTTCTGTTGAATCTGCTTTATCTGCTGAATTAGCTGCTGAGATAGCAACAACTAACGGAGAGGTAAATGTTATAAACGCATCTATCGATTCATTAGAAGTAGCTGTTGAAGAAGGTGGTACGTACCTAAGACAAACTGCAGTATTTACTGCAACTAACTTATTTACTTTACCTCAGCCAGTTGCATTCGGAACTAACGATGATTTAACTGTTTATGTAAACGGTGTATTCGTTGACTTCAGATGTACAGGTGGAACTGATATCGATTTCACAGGCTTATTAGCTTATGACGTTGATGCTAAGGACAAAGTTCAAGTTATGGGTATAAAACTATAATCTAAACTTCGGTTTAAATTATTAGCTTAATGCTTAATTGATTAAAGGCTCCTCGGAAGAGGAGCCTTTTTTATTTAAAATATATAGTAAAACAAAATATCGGTTTAACATGAACATTGGAATTACACTAGGATTACAACAGGATAATGAATCTCTTTGGATAAATGGAATCAAATTAAATGTATTAAATTTAATTGAAACTCTTTCTGAAATAGGAGATCATAGTGTATATGCGTTAGACACTAGTAATAAAGTTAAAGATCTGTCAAAGGTAGATTGGGACACTTCTAAATATCCTATTTATAAATATGCAGATAAAGTAAATTCAACGGATTTATTAATACTTCTAGGAACTTCATTTAGTACCGAGCAAACAGTCGCCGTTAGAAAAAAGAATCCTAAAATTAAGATTATTAAATACTTTTGCGGTAATAATTATATTATAGATATGGAAAGAGTCTTATTTGATTCTAAAGAATCTGTAAGTAATTGGACGCATGGCCACGATGAAGCATGGTTTATTCCACAGCAGGAATATCAAAATAGATCATACTATCAAACAATGGGAAGGCTTTCTGCTGACAAGGTTAAAGTGGTTCCATTTGTATGGAGTCCTAAGTTTATAAAAGAAGAAAATTCTAAAAACGTCAGAAATGGTATGAAAGACGCATTCTATAAAGGAGGCAAGAATGCAGAAGATATGAACCTATCTTCAATGGAACCTAATATGAATGTAGTTAAATATTGTATGCCTCTTATCATGATGGTAGAAGAACTATACAGAAAAAAGGGTAAAAAGGCGTTCAATGAATTTTGGGTAGGAAGTGGTAAAAGATTATTATCTAGTAAATACTTTATTAGTTCCATTAAACACTTAGATGTAACTCATTCCGGTAAATTAAAAATGTGCTCAAGGTACCCAGTAACTAATTTTCTTTCTGAGAAAACGGATATAGTTCTTTCACATCAATGGGATAATCCTTTAAACTATGCATATTTAGACGCTCTTTATTTTGGATATCCTTTAGTTCATAACGCAACAATGATAAAGGATGCAGGGTATTATTATAAAGGATTCGATACAGTGTCAGCTGCAAAGATGTTAGAGAATGTATTAAATCATCATGATGAGATAGAAAAGGAATATACAGCAAAAAGCACAAAGGTTCTTTCAAGATATCTTACAACAAATCCTAACATCGTAGATACATATAAAAAACTAATAGAGAATATTTTTGAACCAGGAAAACATGCTCTATCAAACGAATATGACTGGTCAACAAACCTATATAAATAAACATAATAAATAATGGAATTAAAAGAAGTAATTGAAGCGGCTGCAAAGCCAAAGATTAGTATTATCATGCAATCATATCTTGGTAATTATCCAGGATCTAGGAAAGATTCACATTCTAAATTTTTAAGAGCAGTCCAGAGTTTTCAAAATCAATTATATAAAAACTGTGAATTAATAATAGTAGCAGACAATTGCATGGAAACAAAGTCACTATATGATGCTCATTTTCAAACTGAAGATAACATAAGATTAATATACGTTTCTAGAAACTCAAAAGAAATGAGTACATATATGCAAAACGAAGAAGGCAACAAATATTATAGAGGTTTTCCTCGTAGAGTAGGAGTAGGAGCCGCAACTGGAAATTTAATTACATATATGGATTCAGACGATATGTTATTAGAAGAACATACACTACACCTAATGATAGAGTTTAATAAAAACCCTGACGCTAATTGGTGGATTAACAGATCTTGGTACGATAACGAAGTAATGAAATTTAAAGACGATAAAACATTTGAAGATTCTACAGAATATGGTGAAGAACTTCCAGATGTTGAAGGAAAGTGGAACATAACAAGAATAAAGGAAGGTTTAGTAGTAATGAGTCCTTGGTTGTTTATGCATAAACCATCTGCATCTGTTTTATGGAGAGATACTTGGGGTAACGTAAGTGAAGATTCAGATTTCAACGTAAGATTCAGAGAAAATCATAAAGGCGGAGCAGTAATGAACCGACCAACATACGTAAGATGTCACTTTACAGATAAGTGGGATTTTTAATACGTAAAATAATATCTTATACTATAGATTCTGGGACCTTTATCCCATCAATTTATAATATATAAGATTGAGTGGAATTATTCCACATTTAAAATAAATAAAAAAAAATGTAACTATTCATGTCATTAATTAAAATCAAGCAAATTGACGGCTTACAGGCTGCTCTTGATCTTATTAACACCAGCATTGAATCAGGTTCGCTTAAATCAGCTTACACACAGGAAGACCACGGTTTTTCTGCTGGAGTTGTTATAGCTTATGTGGGTTCTAGATGGGTGTTAGCTGATTCAAGCACTGCTAACAAGCTAGGAAGATTAATCATCGAATCTATTGTAGACGCGGACAATTTTATCGCTGTGCAAGTTGGAACTATTAACGTTTCAGCATGGCCTAAATTGGACCAGTTAGTTCCCGGAGATTTCTACGTTGTAGATAACTCAGGTAACGGTACTTTAGAAGATTACGTTAATACTGGTGATCCAGGTTTTGCATACAGCAATCCTGTTTTACAAGCATTAACAGAAACAGTGGGTCATGTTCTTCCATGGAGACCATCGCAGTCGCCAACAGACCTAATTCAACCAGAAGAATTCACACAGACTTCGTTCTCTGCTGTAACTTCAGGTAATTACTCATCAACAGGACTTACACTAACGTATACTCCTTTCCAAGATTCAACAGTTCAAGTATTCTTAAACGGTATAGCACTTGACGAATCTTATAATGATAGAAACGGAGACGTATATTTCTCAAGAGACGGTGGTGCAACTGCTGTTCCTGCTTCTGACTTAGATGCTGGAGATACACTTTACTGGAACGGAACTCTTGCAGGTTATGAGCTTGCTGGAACTGATCAGTTTGAAGTAGTATACGACAAAAGTAATCTAGACGACTAAAAAAAATAAATTATTAAAACATGGCAAATCCATTTATTAGTACTTCTGGTAGTCAAGGTTATCAAGGTTCTCAAGGAGCTGGCAATGAAGGTGCACAAGGTGCAACTGGAGTTCAAGGTTTTCAAGGAGACAACGGTGAAACTGGCGATAGAGGTATAACAGGTGATCAAGGTTTACAAGGTGATATAGGTTTAACTGGTGCTCAAGGTGTTGAAGGTGGCATTGGTCTTAAAGGAGATCAAGGCGATACAGGCGCAACTGGAGATAGAGGTGAACAAGGTATTCAAGGTAAAACAGGTGATCAAGGTCTTAAAGGAGACCAAGGAGATACTGGTGAAACAGGTCTTAAAGGTGACCAAGGAGATACTGGTGAAACAGGTCTTAAAGGTGATCAAGGTGATACAGGAGAACAAGGTATTGAAGGTAAAGTAGGTGCTCAAGGTTTCCAAGGTATTCAAGGTGAAACTGGTCTTAAAGGAGATCAAGGTGACACCGGTTTAAAAGGTGATCAAGGTGACACTGGTTTAAAAGGTGATACTGGTGAAACAGGTCTAAGAGGTGAAACTGGTTTAAAAGGTGACACTGGTGAAAAAGGTGATCAAGGTTTCCAAGGTATAACTGGTGAAAAAGGTGATCAAGGAGATACTGGTGAAACAGGTCTTAAAGGTGACCAAGGAGATACTGGTGAAACAGGTCTTAAAGGTGACCAAGGAGATATTGGTGCTGATGGTAAACAAGGTGAAACTGGTGAAAAAGGTGATCAAGGTTTCCAAGGTATAATCGGTGAAACTGGTGCTCAAGGTGCTATTGGTGCTCAAGGTGCTGTTGGTGCTGACGGTGAACAAGGTCTTAAAGGTGATCAAGGTTTCCAAGGTATTGACGGTAAAGTCGGTGATCGTGGTGAAACAGGTCTTAAAGGTGATCAAGGAGATACTGGTGAAACAGGTCTTAAAGGTGACCAAGGAGATACTGGAGCTAAAGGTGATCAAGGTTTCCAAGGTATAACTGGTGAAACTGGTGCTAAAGGTGATCAAGGTTTCCAAGGTATTGACGGTAAAGTTGGTGCTAAAGGTGATCAAGGAGATACAGGTCTTAAAGGTGATCAAGGAGATACTGGTGAAACAGGTCTTAAAGGTGACCAAGGAGACGTTGGTGCTAAAGGTGATCAAGGTATTCAAGGTTTCCAAGGTATAACTGGTGACCAAGGTGTTATTGGAGCTCAAGGTGAAACTGGTGTTCAGGGTTCTATTGGTGATGATGGTATACAAGGTGCTAAAGGTGACCAAGGAGATACGGGTATTAAAGGTGATCAAGGAGATACTGGTGCTAAAGGTGATCAAGGAGATATTGGTGAAACAGGTCTTAAAGGTGACAAAGGTGATCAAGGTTTCCAAGGTGTCGATGGTATCGGAGTCAAAGGTGATCAAGGTTTCCAAGGTATAACTGGTAATCAAGGTACAACTGGTGATCAAGGTATTCAAGGTGAAACTGGTGAAACTGGTGAACAAGGTGAAACTGGTCTTAAAGGTGACAGAGGTCTTCAAGGTTTCCAAGGAAACACTGGTCTTAAAGGAGATCAAGGTGACACCGGTTTAAAAGGTGATCAAGGAGATACTGGTGCTAATGGTGAAACTGGTCTTAAAGGTGACAAAGGTGATCAAGGTATTGACGGTAAAGTTGGTACTAAAGGTGATCAAGGTTTCCAAGGTATAACTGGTGATCAAGGTGTAACTGGTGATCAAGGTCTTAAAGGTGATCAAGGTGACACTGGTGAACAAGGTGAAACAGGTCTTAAAGGTGACAGAGGTATTCAAGGTTTCCAAGGAAACACTGGAACTAAAGGTGACCAAGGAGATACTGGAGCTAAAGGTGATCAAGGAGATACTGGTGAAACTGGTCTTAAAGGTGATATAGGTCTTAAAGGCGATAAAGGTGATCAAGGTTTCCAAGGTATAACTGGAACTAAAGGTGACCAAGGAGATACAGGTGCTAAAGGTGATCAAGGAGATACTGGTGAAACAGGTCTTAAAGGTGACCAAGGAGATACTGGTCTTAAAGGTGACAGAGGTCTTAAAGGTGATAAAGGTGACAGAGGTTTCCAAGGTATCGTTGGTGTCAAAGGTGACCAAGGTGACAAAGGAGAAAGAGGTCTTAAAGGTGATCAAGGTGATAGAGGTTTCCAAGGTATTGATGGTAAAGTCGGTGCCCAAGGAGATACTGGAGCTAAAGGTGATCAAGGAGATGTTGGTTTAAAAGGTGATACAGGTGAAAGAGGTTTCCAAGGAAACACTGGAGCTAAAGGTGACCAAGGAGATCAAGGTTTCAAAGGTGACAAAGGTGATAGAGGTATCAAAGGTGACAAAGGTGATCAAGGTTTCCAAGGTCCTGAAGGTAATTTTGGTGGAGCAACATTCTACTATAAATTTAATTCTGGTACCGCAGGCGATCCGGGTGCAGGATATATTAGTCTTAACACTGACGCTGCTGGAAGTGCAACACAAATCAACATTGATGATTTAAATGCAACTAACAATGACGTTCAGCAATACTTAAGAACTATTGACGATTCTACATCTACAATTAAAGGTCATATTAGAATTTCTAATAAATTAGATTCTTCTCAATATATGTTATTTACAATCTCTTCTTTACAAGAGGTTAATACATATTTCCAAGTAGTTGGTAACACATTATATGCTTCTGCAGCTAATGTATTCTCAGCAAATGAAGAATTAATAGTAACGTTCGCAAGAACAGGTGATAAAGGTGATTTAGGTTACCAAGGTCTTAAAGGTGATACTGGTGAACAAGGTATTCAAGGTGTTCAAGGTAAAACTGGTGCCAATGGAGACAGAGGTGAGCAAGGTCTTAAAGGTGATCAAGGTTTCCAAGGTCAAACTGGTTTAAAAGGCGACAAAGGCGACAAAGGCGATAGAGGTTTCCAAGGAAATACTGGAGCTGCTGGAGCTGATGGTGGTAAAGGTGCTAAAGGTGATCAAGGTTTCCAAGGTATAACTGGTGCTAAAGGTGTTGTTGGTAACACAGGTGCTCAAGGTGCTAAAGGTGATACTGGTGAACAAGGTGTTATTGGTGTACAAGGTAAACAAGGTAACACAGGTGCTAAAGGTGATCAAGGTTTCCAAGGTATAACTGGTGCTAAAGGTAACATTGGTACTAAAGGTGATCAAGGTAACACTGGTGCTCAAGGTGCTAAAGGTGACAGAGGTATTCAAGGTATCGTTGGTAACACAGGTGCTAAAGGTGATCAAGGTTTCCAAGGTATAACTGGTGCTAAAGGTAATGTTGGTACTAAAGGTGATCAAGGTTTCCAAGGTGCAAATGGTGTTATTGGTATCAAAGGTACTAAAGGTGATAGAGGTGCTACAGGTGCTCAAGGTTTCCAAGGTATAACTGGTACTAAAGGTAATGTTGGTGCTAAAGGTGATCAAGGTTTCCAAGGTATTCAAGGTACCGTTGGTGCTAAAGGTACTAAAGGTAATGTTGGTGCTAAAGGTGATCAAGGTTTCCAAGGTATAACAGGTACTAAAGGTAATACAGGTGCTAAAGGTGATCAAGGTTTCCAAGGTTTCCAAGGTATAACTGGTGCTACAGGTGCTAAAGGTACTAAAGGTGACAGAGGTGCTACAGGTGCTCAAGGTTTCCAAGGTTTTACTGGTGCTAAAGGTACTAAAGGTGATGTTGGTGCTAAAGGTAATCAAGGTTTCCAAGGTATTCAAGGTGCTGTAGGTGCTAAGGGTACTAAAGGTGATGTTGGTGCTAAAGGTAATCAAGGTTTCCAAGGTATAACTGGTGCTAAAGGTGACAGAGGTATTCAAGGTATTCAAGGTGCTGTAGGTGCTAAAGGTACTAAAGGTGATATTGGACTTAAAGGTAACACAGGTAACACTGGTGCTCAAGGTTTCCAAGGTTCAACTGGTGCAACTGGTGGAACTGGTGCTAAAGGTGACAGAGGTCTAATTGGTATTCAAGGTATAACTGGTGCTACAGGTGCTAAAGGTGATATTGGACTTAAAGGTAATACTGGTAATACTGGTCCAACTGGTTTCCAAGGTGTAATTGGTGTTAAAGGTAACGTTGGTGCTAAAGGTAATACTGGTAACACAGGTGCTCAAGGTACTGGTGGTGCAAGAGGTGCTGTTGGTGCTGTTGGTCCTAAAGGTAATACAGGTTCAACTGGTGCCCAAGGTGCTCTAGGTGCTAAAGGTAACACTGGTTCAACTGGTGCTCAAGGTGCTCTAGGTGCTAAAGGTAATACTGGTAATACTGGTAATCAAGGTTCTGTTGGTCCTGTTGGTCCTAAAGGTAGCGTTGGTAACACAGGTGCTAGAGGTTATCAAGGTTTCCAAGGTTTAACTGGTGGAACGGGTGCTAAAGGTACTAAAGGTGATATCGGTGTTAAAGGTAATACTGGTGCTCAAGGTGCAACTGGCGCTAGAGGTGCTACTGGTCCTCAAGGTCTTACAGGTGCAACTGGTTCAGTTGGTCCTAAAGGTTCTACTGGTGCTGGTGGTGCTAGAGGTTTCCAAGGTATAATTGGTGTTAAAGGTAACGTTGGTTCAACTGGTCCTAAAGGTAACACTGGTAATACAGGTGCTCAAGGTGCTCTAGGTGCTAAAGGTAACGTTGGTTCAACTGGTCCTACAGGTGCTCAAGGTGTTATTGGTTCTAAAGGTAATGTTGGTTCAACTGGTCCTACAGGTCCTAAAGGTAACACTGGTTCAACTGGTGCTCAAGGTTCTGTTGGTCCAACTGGTGGAACTGGTGCTAAGGGTACTAAAGGTGACACAGGTGCTAGAGGTCCTCAAGGTTACACTGGTCCTACAGGTCCTAAAGGTACTGTTGGTTCAACTGGTGCTAGAGGTTATCAAGGTTTCCAAGGTCTTAAAGGTTCAACTGGTCCTAAAGGTACAACTGGTAATACAGGTCCTCAAGGTTACACTGGTCCTACGGGTCCTAAAGGTGACAGAGGTTTAACTGGTGCAAATGGATCTAATGGATCTAATGGTGCTCAAGGTTATACTGGTGCAACTGGTCCTAAAGGTAACACGGGTAACCAAGGTGCCGTAGGTCCTAACACGTCTAACTACAGATTATATTCTAATCAGTATGTTGGTAACTCAGGTGGTGAATATGTGTACTACAATAACAGTAGTGCATTACAACAATTCTACATTAACAACTCAGAAGAAATGAGATTATACAGTAACGGTAACCTTCACGTTGACGGTGATGTTGTTGCATACTCAACTTCTATCTCGGATGCGAGACTTAAAGATAACGTGACTACTATTGAAGAAGCATTATCTAAAGTCTTACAGTTAAGAGGTGTTGAATACGATTGGAATAGCGGTAGCAGAAAAGGTCTTCATGATCTAGGTCTTATCGCCCAAGAAGTAGAAGAGGTATTACCTATGTTAGTAAGAGAACATGAAATGCCACTAATGGATGGTGCAGAAGACGGAACAGTTTACAAAACTGTTGACTATGAAAAAATGGTCGGTCTTTTAATCGAAGCTATTAGAGAACTTGAAGCAAGAATTAAAACTTTAGAGTCTTAATTTAAATCATCAAGATAATTTTAGAAAGGGTCCTCGAAAGAGGACCCTTTTTTTATGTGATATATAGATTGTAATAACTTATTATCTTATTACACTTAGTAAACAATTTAAAATATCTAAGTATAACTAATATTATAGAACACAATCGATGGATAATAAAATCAAACATGATACGTTTAACAAGAATGTAAAATTCTATGTGGAAAGCGTAACTAAGAATACAGACACATATACTCTTAATGGATGGGTTGGATTAATAGGCGGAGAAGCTTTAGGCTTTTCAATGTCAAATGAACCTCTTAAAGTTCAATTTTTAGGTGATAGGCAAGACGTAATGGAAGTATATTCAAATCAGCTTACTAATCAGAATATGTCATTTACTATTGAGGTTCCTTTTGATAAAAAACTAAAAACACTAGTCATCCATACTAGTATTGGAGAAACTGCAATAGGTCCAATCGGACACTGGTTATCGTATCATTCAGGATTTGCAAATACATCAAAGGATGTTATAGTAGTAGATAATTTTTATAATGATCCTGACCTTGTAAGAGAATGGGCAATGAACCATTTAGAATTTACACCTTCCGATTATCACAAGGGCCAAAGAGCAAATGAAAGATTTATCTTAGATGGAACTAAAGAAAAACTAGAAGAAATTATAGGAAAACCAATATTCAATTGGAATCACGACAGGTATGCTAACGGAATATTTCAATTTTGTACAGCAGATCAACAGATTGTTTATCACGTGGATAATCAAACTTATGCAGCAATGGTATATTTAACACCTGACGCTCCACCTACATCTGGAACTGCGTTCTATAGAAGTAAAGTCACGGGTGATTATACATTCGATGACGATAAAAGAAAAACCCAAGCATACATAGATGCATTCAAGGGTAATAGTAATGAAATGAATTTTTACGATGGATCTAATTTTGAAAAAATAGATGAAGTAGGAAATGTGTATAATAGATTAGTCTTGTTTAATGCTAAAAATATCCACGCTGCGACTCAGTATTTTGGAGATGCAATTGACAATGCTAGATTTTTTCACATGTTCTTTTTTGACGTATAAAAACAAATATAAATATGAAGATTAATATTATTACAAGGTGTACCAGAACAAGTAACCTTTTAACAATTAAAGAAGGAGTATTAAATGCGCCTAAGGGAGTAACAGTAAATTGGCACATTGTATTTGATACAGGAGCATTAAAGGATATTGATGCAGAGGTTCTCTCGAACTTAACAGATACTGTCAATGTCAAATTACATTTTGTAAAAGGACAAAGAGGAGGATTATTATATCCTGAAGTTTCTGATATTATTAGAACAATCAAATCAGGTTGGATCTATTTACTAGATGATGATAACATTATACACGAAGACTTTTACAAAACTATTAAAGCGAGTATAAAGAATCTTCCAATTGCACAGGTTCATATCGTTTCTCAATTAGTTGCAGGTAGAGATTTTACCGGACAAGAAATTAGAGTAGCTAGTCGTGAAAATACTGCATTTCAGAAAATTGACATTGCACAGATGGTTATTAATAGAAGCATATTTGATACTCATTCGTTTAGTGCAAATTATGCAGCAGACGGTTTCTTTATAGAAGAAGTATTAAAAACACATGGTGATTCATTCGTATGGATTGACAAGGTTTTATGCCACTACAATTATTTAGAAAAAGTACCAAGTGCAAAAATACCTAAAATAATTTATATAGGAAAAACTAAGCCAGAATTAAAGTCTATAAAATATTTATCGTATGAAGCAGATGAATTAGACGTTAAATACTTAGAAGACGATAGTGAAGTAATTAACGCAGTTACGTCGTTTAATCCTGATGCAATTATTACAAATGGAGAATCATGGAAAGAGTTTCCTAACCTAGCTTCTCTTCCTCTCCAATTTAGAAAAAGGTGGTTTAATTCTGAGAACACGGAAAATATAGGAAACACTGCATATTCCGTAGCAATGAATTCTATTCTATCTCCTTCTAACCTAGAAGATGATCAGATGATTTCATTCTTTACGCCTATATATAATACTGGTGAAAAGTTATGGAACACATATAGATCCGTAAGAGATCAGACGTATAATAACTGGGAATGGGTTTTAGTAAATGATTCCACCGATGGAGGTAAAACTTTAAAGATAGCAGAAGAAATTGCGTTAGTAGATCCAAGAGTAAAGGTGTATGATTTTAGAGAAAAATCAGGAGGATGTATTGGAGAATCTAAATACAGATGTTGTTCTCTTGCTAAAGGATATATTCTAGCAGAATTAGACCATGATGACTTATTGGTTAAAACATGTGCAGAAGATTTACATAATGCTGCACAGGCACATCCTGATTGTGGTATGTTTTATGGAGATACTGCCGAGGTAAATGAAGAGTGGGAAAATCAAAGATATGGAGAAGGGTTTGCATTAGGATATGGTTCTTATAGAGAAGAAGAGTATGAAGGTAGAATGTTGTCACCTGCTAATCAACAGAATATTAATCCAAAAACAATCAGACATATTGTAGGAGTTCCAAATCACGTTAGAGCATGGAGAAGATCTACTTATTTTGAAATAGGAGGACATAACAGAAGTCTAACAATTGCAGATGATTTTGAATTAGTGATCAGAAGCTTCCTATATTCTAAGATATGTAAAATACCTAAACTAAGCTATATTCAATTTCTCTATAATAATCAAGGTGGAAGAAACACTCATGATTTATCAAGAGCAGACATTCAAAGAAGAGTTAGAACAATAGCACAATATTATAATGAACAAATCAACGCTAGATTTATTGAATTAGGAATAGAAGATTGGGCATATAATGAAAGCCCTGACTATCCTATCTCAGCAGAGTCAAGATATGGAGAAGAAGAAGGAGTTGCTAACGAAACATACGCTGAAAAATCAGGAGTTGAAAAAAAAGTAACTAAATTAGAAAAAGTAAAATAATGGGAAAATACGTAGAAATTTTAGATGCAAGCGATTGGGATGCATGGTGTGACAAATACATCGATCCCCTTTTAAGAAAAGGAGAATATGAACTCATAGTTGACGAAGCGGCTCCGAGTGTTTTAGTATTTCCTTTATTTAAAGAACAGTTTTGTAAAGATCTAATTGAACTATGTGAAACTGAAGGAGAATGGACAGTAGATAGACATGAATTTTATCCAACAACCGACATGCTCATTGACAAAGTATGGATGAATGAAATTTACTCAAAGGTTCTTAACGAATTTGTTAGGCCATTAGGAATATGGTTCTGGACTTTAGAAGGAAAGCAGTGGAATTCTATGTCAGATGAAACATTTATTGTAAAGTATACTACAGAAACACAAGCGCACCTTTCTCTTCACCATGATAATAGCCATTTAACAACTGTTGTTAGAATGAATGAAGATTTTACAGGAGGTGGAACTTATTTCCCATTATATAAGGCAAATATTAGTCCTCCTAGAGTTGGAATGGCAGCTTTACACCCAGGTGCAATTACACATAGACACGGTGCAAAGCCTATTTTTTCAGGAACAAGGTATATTACTGTAAGTTTCTGTAAGATGAGTGGATAAATAGAATATGAAGCAAATACAATCATTCAACCAATTTATTAACGAAAGCCTAAACGAAGATACTAATGATCTTTTTAAAGTTTATCTAGCAATTGATCCCGACTCAGGTCACAGGTGGTGGTCTTATAAAGGATTTGCGTCAGATAATTTCTTTATACAAATCAATAAAGACAATTATAAAGACATAGATATTAATCCAGACTATCCTATATTAACCTATAATTCAGGAGTAGTTGAAACCCTTTTAAAGGAAGGATTAGTTAAAAAAGAAAATGTATATAATAGACCAGAATTCATTAAGCAATCTGGATCTAAGGCAGAGTTTCATAAAATAGTCGATGGAGATGAAAACATTCCACAAACATGCCATGACGAGAAAGAAGCTTTAGAAATTGGTTTTCCATTAATTGCAAAGCCAGCTGAAGGACATTCAGGTATTGGAATTCAGGTTTTTAAATCTCAGGAAGATTGGGATAAAGCTGATCATTCTAAATTTGACGTATATTCCGAATTCGTAGATAAGAAATCAGAGCATAGAATAATTAACTTTAAAGGAGATGCTTTCTTTTGGATGGAAAGAGAACCATTAAATGATAAAGCAAAATCAGGTGATGGTGACGGAAAAGAAGAAATGAATTTTAAATATATCAAAAGAGATATTACAACTCTTCCTGAAAAATTTAAAACACTAATAGAAAAATTCTGTGATAAGTTTAAAGATTTACCATATATATGTTTTGATATAATGGAAGATCAAGAAGGAAAATTGTATATTATAGAAAGTAATTCTCAACCTGGAGTTCCTTATGATTCTACTGTGCAAATATACCGTAAAATATTTAAAGACTTTTACGGAAGAGAAGTAAACAAAGATACTGACAAGGCCCTAACAAAATTATCTAATGATTTAGATAAAAAAACTATAGAACTTGACAGCGAACGATTCGAAATAAAAGAATAAATTATGGCATATCCGGATATGACTTGTATGCATGTGAACTTATGGGTTCATCACATGGACATTGACAAACTGTTTGACTTTATAACAGAAAGAATTAAAGAACCACCTAGCTATTGGATTTCTAGAGAATCTTGTCCTTCTACAATTACAGGAGGATATGCAGAAATTAACGTATCATATAACACATATCTTATGATAAGACGTGTTAAAGAACACGGACACTTTTAATTGAAACAATTCCAAATGGAAGTGTATAGTTAAGTATAGTTAATAAACTTCCAAGTATGAATAGATTATGGTTACGATTTGCACTGTGTATTTACGCAATATTATATACAGTGTGTCTGCCATTAATCCTAGGCATAGAGGATAGTTATAGTGATTATCATCAATTAAAACCAATCTTATTCCCTTTATTAACAATAGGAGTTTCATTAGGATTATGGCTTCATCGTTCTATTGAATGGAAAATACCGGCATTCTTATTAATAATCATAGCAAGCTTTAGCGTTGCAAATTACCCTACAATACATAATATATCTGCTATTCTATTTTTTATGTCATCGACATGGATCATGCTCTTTGATAAAAGATTTAAAATCTTTGGAATAATATCTGCAATATTATATCCAACACTCTTTATAAACACTGAACAGAATTTATTCTTGTTTGAAGTGTTACAGATACCTATTCTTTCCTTTTATCATTTCTCTAGAGTAGTATACTTAATGAGATTAAAGAAGAAAATATAAACAATTACACATATTTGAGTATAATCTATATGGCAAAGAAGAAAAAGAAGCTAGAGATTATTCACGTTAAGAAGCCAATTATTGGCGAAACGTACTATTTCTATTTCGCAGGATCATGGGAAGTAGGAAAGTTAGAAGGTACCTCTGACAAATTAACAGAAACATACGGCCATCGATGGTTTACATTTGTTAATGGAAATTATGGAAGACAAATGAGATATCCAGTCTCTATTTATAATATTAGAAAAACTCACCCAAAACAAGAAAAAGATGTATAGTATTTCAGATTTAAAAAACATGTTATTTATTGACATTGAAACGTCAACTGCTGCAAAGGACTTAGATAGCTTTGCAGAGATTATTGGAGAAAATGCATACTCACACTGGGAAAAGAAAGCAAAGTATGGTAGACAAAGTAAATCAGAGTATGAAGGAGTTTCAGATGCTGATATGTATATCAAGGATGCTGCCCTTTATCCTGAATTCGGAAGAGCAGTAGTTATTACAATCGGACAAGTCACCTTCCCAGATGGCATTACACCTACCCCTAAGATAAAGTCTTTTTATGGAGATGATGAAAAGAATACTCTAAAGGAATTTATGGATACGATGGCATTAATCTTTAAGGCAAATCCTAAAATTCAAATAGTAGGTCATAACATTAAAGGCTTTGATATGCCTTACTTAATTAAAAGATCCATTATTCAAGGTGTAGAAATTCCACAACAATTACACTTACAAAAACTTAAGCCATGGGAGAATTGTCTATTAGACACTAATGAAATATGGAAATTTGGCGGATGGAATGGTGCATCTCTTTCTATGATCTGTGATCTTTTACAGATACCTTCTCCTAAACAAAACATGTATGGTGGTGAAGTATCAGAAGCGTATTACGCTGGAAGATTAGAAGAAATTAAAGACTATTGTGAAGATGATGTTATTGGAACTATGAACGTGATGTTAAAGATGTCAGATATGGAACTAGTATCTAAGGTTGAAGCTCCATTTTAATTTAAACTTTTTTGAAAATAAACAGTTAAAAGTTTTTTTATCTCAGAAATTTTGCTTATATTAGTATAGTAATTAAAAATAAAGAAATATGTTTGAAGACTTCGAAGACCAAAACAACGATGAGCACGATGAAATAGCTCAAATTCAAAAAAATGCAGATATGGAAAATAACCTTCACGAACTGAAAGATAAACTAGTTAGAAATAACTGGGATATGATCTTAGAAAAAGGAGTTGACTTTAAATCAATGCAAGACAACGGCATAGAAATAGAACCGATTATCAGAACATTACAGCAAATGTTAGATTGGTTTCAGGAATCTGAAGAATATGAAAAATGTGCACATCTTAAAAATATTCTAGACAATAAATAAAATGTGTATAAATATATCATGGAAGAACAATTATTAAAAGTCATTGCGGAGCAACTTACGAGAATTGCAGATCTTATGGAAAACCAACAGAAAAGAGATGTGGTTGAAAAAAGAAAGAGCATTAAAGTCGTTAAGGAAGCCGTAAAGAAAAGAAAGAATGAACTACTACGAACTGCTGCAGATAGACAAGTCAGCAAGCCAAGCCGAGATTAAGAAGGCCTATCGTAAACTAGCAAAGCAATATCATCCCGATACCGTCGAAGGGGATGAGTCTTCCTTTAAAGAAATAGTTACAGCATACGAGGTTTTATCTGACGAGAACAGAAAAAGAAAGTATGATATTGAATTAGGATATAAGTCTTCTGACAATCCATTTCATAGTTGGTTTCAAAACGGAGAAGGATCCTTCAGTGATATGTTCAATGATGCGTTTGGTTCCTCTTCAAAAGGAAGAGACGTTACGGTTAGAATGACAATAACCCTAGAAGAATCTTATCATGGAACCCAAAAGAGAGTAGACATAGGTTCTAAAAAACTAAACGTTAATATACCTAAAGGAGTTTATGAAGGTATGAAGTTAAAAATTAGTGGAAAAGGTCAACCTCATCCTGCTAATTCATCTGCACCCAAAGGAGATCTAATCATTATAATTAATTTAAAATATGATGATAGGATTATATTAAACGGAAATGACATCTATGTAGATGCAAATGTTTCTTTTTATGATATGATTCTAGGAACTGAAATAGAAATCAATACGCCTTTTTATAAAATAAAGGTAAATGTTCCTCCAAATTCACAGAATAATAAGATATTAAGAATAAGTGGTAAAGGATTCCCGATATATAGTATGAATACTTATGGTAACCTTATGGTGAAGTTAAATGCATTTAATCCACCCCTTAAAGATTCACAAATAGAACTAATAAAAAAAATAAAAGAAATAGACAATGAATGATTTACCAGATTTTGACGAATGGGATAATTCAGATACCAATAGAAATAATCCAGAATTTGAAGTTAACAACAGCGTAGAATCAATCGCGTTTATTGAAAAATTGAAATCATCATCCAAAGAGATAATGATGGACTTAATTTATAAGGCTATAATTGAAAATGAAATGGGAGCATTAAACAATAATTCTCCTAAAGAAGAAAAAATAGCAGCACTAGAAACGGTTATCAAATATTTCGCAGAACAAGAAGAATATGAAAGATGCCATGAACTTAAAAAAATCATAAGCAATATATGTTAATAATTAATGTAGATAAAGGGAATATAGAAAAAGCTTTAAAACAGTATAAGCGTAAAACCATTAAGACCAAACAGATGAAAAAGGTTAGAGATGAAAAGCAATATACGAAGCCCTCTGCATTAAAGAGACTTAAGTTCCAAAAGGCAATATATCTTCAAAAGAAATCTAACGCCGAAAACAAGGACAAGTAGAAATATAATAACATATTTTTTTACTTCATTTTACCTTAGACCTTACCGGAATTAAATATATAAATTGAGATTATTAATATCTCGATATAAAAAAATATACTTTGTAATGAAGGAATCTTTTAGTGATGACAAAGACGCATTGATGAGATCAAGCTATTATACTATCACAAGAAATTTTACTAAAACCATTAATAGATTTGTTGTATTCAGCGAAGGCAAGAATACGATAGAAATCCCTCATGGCGAAGGACAAAGAAGCAAGTTCATAGATATTATTATAGAATATTTTGAAGAACTTGAGGAGTATGAAAAATGTGATACGTTATTGCAGCTTAAAAAAACGGTAATAATGGCAGGAGACTAAAAAAATTAAACTCGATGAGCAGAAACAATTCAAACAATAAATCTTCATCTAGTTCCGATGGACCTAGAAGAAGAAGATACGGAATAAAAGAAGCAGAATTAAAAGGAGTACAATTAAGACAATCCCAAAAGAAATATACAAACACAATACTAGAGAATCAGATAACGTTTTGCACAGGTCCAGCTGGAACATCCAAAACATTTACAGCATGTTATACTGCACTCCTCCTCTTAGCTAGAAAAGAGATTTCACAAATAGTATTATGTAAACCCATCCAGGAAGCAGGTGAAAAGTTAGGATTTTTACCAGGAGATATCGCAGACAAGATAGATCCATTCATGCAATCATACATATCGAACATTACAAAAATAGTAGGATCTGAAATAGCACAAACTCTCGTAGAGAAAGAAGTTATTGTATTTAGGCCAATGGCTTATATGAGAGGTGATACATTTGACGGATCATTAATGGTATTAGATGAAGCACAGAATGCAACGTTCAAGCAGTTAATGTTATTTGTAACAAGAATGGGTAAAGACTCTAAGGTTATAGTAACAGGAGACGTTAGCCAGCATGATATATCTAAAGCCAATGTTGGTTTACCTTCGTTTACTGAATTAATGACAGGTATTAAAGGAATAGGTGTGCATGAATTTACTGAAAAAGATATTGTTAGAGCAAAGATCCTTCAGGAAGTTGTAAAGAGATACGATAAGTGGAAGGAAAACCACGAGCCTAAATAAACATTTCACTAAATGTGTGTATAACTCCTATAAAACTTAATATGGAGAAAGCAAAACACATCTTACTTAAAGGAAGTTATAATGACGATAGAAGTATCGTTGAAGTTGGAATAGACGAAGCAGGTCGAGGTGCCTTGGCAGGCCCAGTTACAGTATCTGCGGTTATTATGCCGTATGGATTTAACCATCCTTTAATAAAAGATTCTAAATTGCTAAATGAATCTCAAAGAAAAGAGGCTAGGGAAATAGTATTAGATAACGCAATTGCGTATAGCGTTCAGCATATAGATACGGAAACAATAGAATCTACTAACATATTAAAGGCTACTCTTCTAGGAATGAAAGAATGTCTAAACACTATTGACAATTCATTTAATTTTATATTAGTGGATGGAGATCAATTCCACGGATATGAAGGAATACCTTTTAAAACCGTAATAGGTGGAGATAATAAATATAGTTCTATCGCTGCTGCATCCATACTTGCTAAAACAAGTAGAGATATGTTAATGAAAGAATTAGATGAAGAAACTCCAGGATATGGATGGAATTCTAATAAAGGATATGGAACAAAGCAACATATAACTGCAATAAAGGAAATGGGAGCCAGTGATTCACATAGGCCTTCATTTATATCACATCTATTAACTACTACTAATTCATTATTCTAATGAAACTTTTTTACGGCTTTTTATTATTCCTCTTAGGGCAAGGACTTATTTGGATTCAAACTAATGGACAATTTGTATGGCCCTGGTTTAAGAAAAACCCATGGCCAGTTGCCATTGGAATGGGTTCTATTATTAGTTACATTTTAATTAAAGCAACACAGATGGTTGTTGAGCACTTTGACGGTTTACTTTGGCCTGGAAGATTCATAGGTTTTGCTAGTGGTATTCTTATATTTACTGCTATGACTTATTACTTTATGAATGAAGGTATCACGGCGAAGACCGGAGTGTCTCTATTATTAACCCTTATTTTAATATCGATACAAATACTATGGAAATAAATTCAGTTACAGTTGTTCTTACCTCATGTGGAAGAGTTGATCTTTTAGAAAAAACACTAGACTCTTTTTTTAAATTCAACACATATCCAATTGAAAGATTTATTATAACAGAGGACTCTGCACAGGAAGAAGTATTTGATGCATGTAATGAGCTTAATAAGAAGTATAATAACTCTTTAGAGTTTATGTTTAATGAAAATAAACTAGGACAGTCAAAGTCAATAGATAAAGCATACTCTACCGTAACTACTAAATATGTTTTTCATTGTGAAGAAGATTGGGAATTCTATAGACATGGATTTATCGAAGATTCTATTAGAATTCTCTCTGCTAGTGAAAAAATATTACAAGCATGGATACGCCCAAAGAACGATAGGATTTTAAATAAAATATCTGAAAGAGTATTTGAATTAAACGGAATGAAAGTTAGAGCTGTTCTTCCTGCCAGTTTTTCAACAGGAGACTTGAACGAAGATGGTACTCCCATGATAGTCAGGGATTATATGGGATTTAGCTGGAATCCAGGCTTAAAAAGAATGAGCGACTATAGACTATTAAATAACGGGTACACGGGAATGGTTAGAGAACATCTCGTAGATCACTGGTATAGAGATCAGGGTTTTATAGTTGTTAGTTTATCAGTGGACGATAATGATGGATATGTCAAACATATCGGATGGGATAGAAGAGCTGGAGATCCTGGATTCGTAGGATAGATATATAGAGTATGAAACATCTAATGACATTCGAAAAGTATTACGCATATAACGATTTCAAAAAGAACTGGGGTTCTCCTGAAGAAATGAAACAGGAAGTTGAATGGATTATGGCGAGATTATTACCTAAGGAAGATATGCTTAAAAGCATTGAAGATCTTTCAACTGACAAGGGTATTAAATTTGAAATCAAATTATCTTCTAAAGATACAATCCACATGTATAAAGTAAGTGGATGGAGAATGCAAGAAAATGATGGATGGGAATATTACTATAACAAAAAGAAAACCATCTATAGAAAATTAAAGAATCAACTAGAAAAAGAAATCTTATCTGATCTAGAATTATTCTTAAAATACTTTAAATCATACGATCTATATGCACAATACATCGATGATGGTGGACAATATAGAGCCGCAAAAGATAACAATTCTTCTATTATAGACAGATTTGACAATTTATCATCTTCTGATAAAAAGAAAGCTAAGAAAGAATTGCTTAAACATTTTAAGGCATCTTATAAAGGAAAAGATATCGTTGATCAGGTAAACAACCTTTTCAAATCCTAGCTTTTTAAAAATAACCCAAATTCATTGGGTTTTTATTATGACTATTTACGTAGCACCTCCAAGGGGAATAAAGGAAAAAGAGGCAATTCGACTCTGGCTTTCACATTACAACCATGAAATAATATGGCTAGATCTTAGACGCAAGGTCAAAGGCCCTTTACTATTATGTGGAGGAGCAGACATTGGAAAAGACGAAGAAAGGGACGCTAAAGAATTCGTATGGATTAAACAGGCCCTGGATTCTAATAATAGAATATTAGGAATATGTAGAGGAATGCAAATCCTAAATCATTATTTTGGAGGAACGGTAGAAGATTTATCTGATGCAATAGTAGAAGATCATAAAGCAGCTGACTTTTCAGAAGACGTTGATCATAGCGGGAAGCCATCTCAATTCCATACGGTTGAAGATTTAAATGGAACATTAACTAGTGTTAATTCTAGGCATCATCAACACTGTAATATACTAGCTAAAAACTTCAAAGCTACACATCTTTCATATCCATTATATTCTGTAGTTGAAGGATTCGAAGACTTAGATAAAAAGATATGGGCAGTTCAATGGCATCCTGAAAAGATGGAGTCAGAAGATAACGAATATCCTTTAGGTAAACTGTACCATAAGTTTTTGTAATAACTTCTGGTTATAACCAAAAGTTTTTTGAAAATAAACAGCTAAAAGTTTTTTTATCTCAGATTTTTTGCTTATATTAGTATAGTAATCAATCAAGCAATAATAATGATCAGAAAAAAACTTCACAAACATCAATCAAATCCTGTAATAATCGACTTAACGGGTCCTGAAGGAAATGCCTTCATGCTATTAGCCTACGCAAAAAGTTTTTCAAAAGATCTTGGAAAGGATTGGGAAACTCTTTATTCTCAAATGACAGGAGGAGACTATGAAAATCTTATTAAGGTATTTGACGAAGCGTTTGGAGATTTTGTAATCTTAGAAAGGTAATGGAAAACAAGGGTAAGAAATTAAAAGAAGTAAATTTAACATTACAAGAGTGGCTTGATGCCCTTCGTATGCCTACTCCTGTGAGAAACAAGAAAAAGTATCGAAGAAAGAATAAGCATAAAAATAAAGAAGATTAAAAATAAACAGTAAAATGTTTTTTTATCTCAAGTATTTTGCTTATATTAGTATAGTAATTAATAATTAAAACAAACACATGAACTTAGAATCAATCAAAGCAAACGGAATTAGTTGGTATGAACCTGCAAAATCTATTATCCCACATCTCACTACTCAAATTGGAATCTTTAAAATGAGACATCCAGAAAAGGATATTTTCGAAAAGTTCGGAGATGGCGAATACTTTTCAGGAAGGCGATTTAACGATAACGGTGATGTAGCAATTAGAATTGGTGGAGCAATTGTTAGACAAGCACAGGAAGAATACATTTATTCTAACATGGGTCGCAATTCAATGACATCTGAGGAAACTCTTCCTCTTTTAGAAGGTATCATTAGCGCATGGTTCGACACTCTCTCCGCTTCTGAAATTGATATGCTTATTGTCGACGGACTCAAGTGTTGTGCAGAAACAGATCATTGGTACGAATTTGAAAAGCAATGGGACTAATGATTTCAATGTATGAACGCATTGCTAGAATCGAAGGCACGACTCATGTCGTACGAATAGAAGACAGTGTAGTATACAGACAAAATGGATATGAAGTAATTGGTGACAATCTGTTTGTTCAGACTGAAGACCGATTACTTTTTATGGATTTCGATGTATTTACGTTAGAAGAAGCATGCATGGCCGAACGAACGGTCAAAGAAGTAAAAAAGAAACTTAATACAAACTCTTAATATAAAATATATGGCAGCAGACTACGGATATTGTTGTATCAACATGACTCTTAAAAAAGAATCGAACATATATGTTGGTAGAAAAATGATTAAAAGAACCTTCATGGAAAAAGGTATTAAATACGCATCAGAACTTGCAGTGTTAAATATCAAGGACATGATAGAAATTATCAAGTGGAATTACAAGAACGACATAACAATGTATCGTATGTCAAGTAATCTATTTCCATGGATGTCGGAATACGAATTATCTGAACTTCCTGATTATGACAAAGTGTGTAATCTAATGAAAGGTGCAGGTAAACTTGCTAAACAATATGGCCAAAGATTGACATTCCATCCAGGTCCTTTCAATGTTCTTGCTTCTCCGAATGAAAAGGTAGTTATCAAAGCCCTTAAAGATTTACGTCAACACGGCGAAATAATGGATATGCTAGATTTACCACAAACTCCTTATGCTGCTATCAATATTCACATCGGCGGAACCTACGACGATAAAGAAGCTACTAAGAAAAGATTTGCTGAAAATTTCAAGCGACTTACTCCAGGTGCAGCGAATCGTCTAGTTATCGAAAACGATGACAAAACAGCACAGTATTCGGTACAGGATTTATATGACATACATCTATTAACGGGTAAAACTCCAATCACATTTGACTATCATCATCACTGGTGCTACGAAGATTCAATGCCAGAAAAAGAAGCTCTAGAACTTGCAGCTAAATCATGGCCTAAAGGAATTCGCCAACTATGCCACTATTCTTCATGTAAACAAATACACGAAGATGCTACACAAGGCAATAAACGTGCACATGCTGATTATGTATATGATCACATTGAAACGTATGGTATGGATCTAGATATCGAACTCGAAGCAAAGGCGAAAGAACTTGCCCTACAGCGATACAAGCAGGAGTTTTTAAAGGAGCTCGTTCTATCATAGATATATAAGTTATGAAGTTTATAAAGACATTTGAAGATTGGAACGAAGTTTCCCCCGAATTAAAAGCTCACATTGAAGAAGGATTAGATCTTACTAATTCATTCTTTCGTTTAGGAAGCGATGCATATATTGAATTATTTGAAGAAGTAAAGCAATATTGGGATAAAAACAATATTATCTTAAAGGGTCCTTCAGGATGGATGGCTAAAAATCTAGAAGTAGGAACTAAAGCAGTCTATAAACCTAGAGGAGGAAATCAAAAGAATGTAAAATTAGATTCACCAACAAGGGGTGGAAATAAGAAATTCATAGTTTACAGAAATAGTGGAAGAACTGATAAAGAAGGAAACATCATTGCTAAGAAATTAGAATGGGGAGATCCTTCATCTACTATTAAGAACGACGACCCGGGAAGAGCAGCTAACTTTTGGGCTAGACACGGTTGTGATAAAATGGCTAAGATGGATCCGACTAAGGCGGGATTTTGGGCATGTTACGGACCTACTCTTTTTGGAAAACAGCTTGGTATAAAAAGTGATCAACCATGGTAGATAAAGATTGTAAATGTAAAAGTTGCGGTTGTGGAGAAATGTCCATGGAAGAAATGATATCCATGGTCGATGATAAAACATTACCCTTTACGGAGACGACTGTTTCAAAAAATATAATCATTAGAGAATTCTTACCAAACCAACCTGAACATCTTTTTAAATGGCACTTCGACGAGGAGGACAGGGTTATCGAAGCTTTAAACGAAAATGATTGGAAGTTCCAATATGATAATAAGCTCCCTATAGAATTAAAAGGATATATAGAAGTAAATGCAGGAGAGTATCATAGAATTATACAGGGTACTTCTTCTTTGAAAATACAAATAACTAAAAAATGAAACACATAAAGCTATTTGAATCCTTTGTAAACGACAAAGAAATTTCTACATGGGAAAAAGAGTTTGGTAAATTACCAATTCCTAAGAAAATTAAAGATATATCTAAAGAAATGGCTAAGGCCGGTTTTATTAGAAAAGATACGAAATCTGTTCAAGCCAAATTATGGATTGGATTAGAAGGAATTTCATGGATAGAAATGAAAGAAAAATTCGGAGACATAGTAGGTAAATTCTATGGTGGACAATTCTATCAAGCAATGACAAACCCTATGGCTGAAAAATCTGCATATTATGCGTATGAAGTTTCTAAACACGTAGAAGATCTAGCAGCGAATGATGAAAGCGTAGAACCTGCGTATTATATGATGAAAAATTACTTTAATTCATTTGAATTAAAAATTGATAGAAACAGGGTATTCGATAGAGCAGTTAAAGAGCTAGAAGCCTGGATGAAACAAAATAAGATTAAAACCCTATAAAAAGGGATATATAGATAGTAATTAATACAATAAAACAAATAAAATAAAAAATTAT